TAGCGCTCATCAGCCGGGCGATGCCGTCCAACATTCGGGCAAGGCTGCTGAGGTTTTGCGTCAGATTGCTCAGGTCCCACTTTGCAGTCCACGTCTGAGGGTCAATATCGAACAGCGCAAAAATGCGGGCTTTCAGTTCATCAATCGCCTTAATGGCGCCGGTAATTTCCGGCTCCCACTTCTTCCAGTCGATGAGAGACTTGCCGCCCTCTTTCCATGTTTTGTAGTCGTCATACAGCGCGAGGATGGCAAGGCCAAGAGCGGTTATGATGCCGATAGGCGATGTCATGAAAGCGCTATTTAGTAACTTCCAGGCGAGAATCAGCGCGCCAAATATCTCAATCAGCCGCTGAGTGGACTTATCCAGCGATGCCCACCAATCCATGATGTCAGCGCCGGCCTGAATGAGCCGGTAAACAACCCTGCCTATGACTTCAGCAAGCCAGAGAAGCCCTTTAACGCCACTGGTAATCACCCCTTCGATTTTGGGGAAGTTGTCGACTATCTGTTTGCGCAACGTATCGATTGAGCCAGATAACCCTTCGGCGAGGTTTGAACCGATTTTATCGCGCGCCATGCCTGCCATCTGGCCGAATGAGCGCAGCGACGTCATGAAACGGTTAGAACTGGCAGCAGCCTGATCGGCGTTGAAACCGATAGCTTTCGCCATCTGCGTATACTGGCCGCTGAACTGACCGAGCCCACGACGCATCGCCATCAGCGTGTTTTCATCAATGCCCAGCAGTTGCGCATACTGATTGGCGCGGTAGTAAGGCATTTTATTCAACTGCTGACCGACACCTGTAAAGATGGAGGCCATATCACGCATGTTGCCGCTGGCGTCGCGCGTCTGCACACCCAGTCTGTTCAGGAAGCCTTCCGCGCCGGGGCTGTTTCGCATGAATCGGGCCAGGCTCTCCAGAGAGCCGCGTGCCGCTTCAGCGCTCGAACCGGTTTGCGATGCTGCATATCCGATCGCCTGAATGCCTGCGACCGTGGCACCTGTGCGCTGTGATGCCCAGTAAAGGTTATCCAACCCACTGGCGATTTTTGCGGTATAACCAACAACCGAAAGAGCAGCAGCCTCGACAGCCACGCCCATTTTTACAACCTGTGCGGTAGTGCCTGCGATGACAGCATCAAATTTACGCGCCCCGGCATCGTCAATCTGGAAGCCCAGTGAAACAAGGAAGTCTTTAATGGTTTCAGCGTTCATTGGTTGTCCTGTTCCCAGCGGCGAATGCGGGCATTGTTATCTGCTTTGATATCCAGCCAGTCGTTCATCCTGGCAATGTCCGCGAGGTCAACTGACCCATCTTTCAGAGCTGTATAAGTGATGTACCCGGCATCGACCGGGCGCATCAGGTAATCTTCGCCATCTGGAAGGGAGTCGAGCGTTAATCCGCTGGAAGGGGCTGCGTCTCGCTGGCGTGGAGTGCGGGCAAAAAATTACCCAGACTGTCGCCTACCACACGACCAACCATCTGCAGCATGCTAATCAGATCGATGTCATCAAACATCAGTTCGCCTGACTGCATTACCGCAGTCCAGCCTTTGCCATGGTTGCGTGACACTACTGACAGGCATGGGAAGATAATCGCGTTGGTATCTTCTTCGGTCATGTCAGCCAGTTTCTCAGCAATCTTAGGCAGGGCCTTTTCGAGCACGCCGTAAACCGCCTGCGGGTCTGCTTCGCCACCCTCTTTTGGCAGGGCATCTTTGATGCTCTGCATGTCAGGCATGATGCCGGCGAGAACCGGCAGCAGCTTGCGAGTGACCTTCAGCTGATCGAAAACGCTCAGTTTTTTTGTGCGGTACTGCACGCCTTTGATTTCAAATTCCATCCGTTAGAACTCCCCGAGAACCTGGTCGATTTTGCCGCAGTCGAACACCCATGATTTGGTGTTGCCCACCTTGGCATCTGCATGGTCTGGCTGCTTCTGGAACGCTACGGCGCGGGCGGTGGTGATGTCTCCAGATGCATGGTTGCGCAGCACGATCACGTTATTTCCCCACAGAGCGGATGACTGGCTTTGGGCGTTGTACATCAGCGAAAGCTTTTTGTTGACCGGGGATGTTTTCAGCAGGGTGACAGTCATCGTGCCGCTCTTGCCTGCATGCAGGCTATGCATCACTTCGCCATCAGCACCGATGGTCATGGTGTTTTTGGATTCCGTCATCGTTACGGTAATGCCTTCCTCGGAGTTAGCTGAGCCATATCCAAGGTCAATAGAGCCAGTCGGTCCTGTCAGGGACGCGACGACGTCCATAAAAGAGTAAGTCGCCATTTATATCCCCTTAGCGAACAACGTTGATCTGAACGTCGGCGTAATGAACCGCGCCGGCCAGTTTAATAGCCGCCTGAATAAGCGGGGCTTTACGAGCTTCGCGATCGGCTTGCGCCTGCGAAGACAATGGCTGGGCATAGACGTAATAACCCTTGGTAAGCGTATCCCCTGCAGTGATTTGACCGATATCGCCGCCATTCCAGACACCCGGAGCTACCAGACCATTCGAAACGCCCTGGTCAAGCGACTGCTCTACGTTTGACAGCAGGCGGGTAATGCCGGCTTCTGTCTGAGGGATTTTGGTGGTAGAGGTGTAAAGCAGGTTATAAAGATTGGTCTGCACGTAATTCTGCAGCCAGTCCAGCCCGTGGCGCTCATCGAAGAAATCACCGTTGGACATCACGCCCTGTTGCAGGATTGCCGTGTCGTTTGCGTAATACACATAGACGTTGGCATTTTTCGCATCAACAGCGGCAGCCTGTGAACTGGTAAGGGTTTCATACGTCACGCCAGGTTCAGTTTTAAACTTGAGTGTGATCGTGGTGTTATTGCCCGTGAAGTTCACCGTAAACGCGCGCCCAAAAGCCGACAGAGCAGCATACTTACTCTTGGTCGAATACTGGACGAAGGTACGTCCGTAACCAGAAGCTTTCAGGGCAGACGCGATGTCAGTTGTCGATGCAGGGTCGATGATCCCAGAGTCGTCAGACGTCACTGCAAACACGCGGCTAAGGCTTGATGCCTGAATAGCTGCGGCAGTAGTCGTGATTTCCGCTGCCGTCAGATCTTCATCGTCGGCGATACCCAGACCATACCAGTTGGTGAACTGCAGCACAGCAGTGATCGCCTGCGCCAGCGTTTCAGCGCTGCCAGTCTCGCCTGTCGCCAAAGTCTTGGCCCAGCGACCAACGTAGACCTGAGAGGGTCGCGGCGATTGAGAAAAGAAATCCAACGCTGCTTCGTGCTCAGGACTATTTTCCCCGAAATCCACGCCGATATCGTCTGGACTGGTATAGAGCCGGATGCGTTCTGACACAGGGATTACAGTCGATGTGCCGAGAATCAGCAGCGAGCCGAAATTACGACCCGTCGCCGCAGTGGGCGACATGATCACATCAACGTTTACAACGTTGGATACAGGTAAGCCCTGTGCCATATATTAATCTCCAAAGAATGATACTGGCGCGTCGACCAGAGATTTAATGCCGTAATCGCGGATGACTTTGCGGCGCAGGCGCACGGTGATGTCGTACCGGCGCACCCACTGGTTATTGATGAGTTCAGGGAAAGCAGTCAATTCACTGTAATCAGCGAGAGACAGCTCATTTGTTTTCAGGGTTTCGTTGTTCTGCTCAACTGTCAGCCCGTCGCGAAACAGCGTCGCTATAGACTGGCTTGTAGGGCCATAAAACGAGGCAAGCGTTTCAATCACCTCATGGCGCCATAGTTGATTGCTGTCATCGTTCTGCAGTGCGAAGGCTGGAGAATCGTCAGCTGTAAAACCAATGATGCCAAACCCGCACCAGTTTTTATCAGCCGCGGGTAATGCAGCCTGCACCGGCGTCCATCTCGGTCGAACCATGCCGGCCGGCAGACCAGACAATGCCCTAACCCACTGACTGAGTTCGCGCTCAAGTGCTTCATCGTAAGCCTGCCCTGCACTCAATGGTGTCAGGTAGCCGGCTGAGGTGCTGTAGTTACTCACCCGGACCTCCATCAAATGGCTGCAGTTCGCAGTGCGCCTGAACAAACCCGGCGCCGTAGGCCGTATACGGATCGACAAACGTCACGCGATAGTCACGCCCGCGGTAAGTCACGATGTCAGCATCAACACCGGTATTACCGCTGGTCAGCCTGTAAGTGGTCACAATCAGGATGGCCCCGTTGATAACCTGCCCGGCCTGCATGCGCTTCGCCTCAAGCGACCGGTCTACCGTTACCACCCCAGCGAACTGGGTTTGCGTGACCGTGTTTTGTGTAAAGCCGTCGTTATCAATGGTCTGCTCACTGCGCTTTACCACAAGCGTCGTATCGAGGAATTCAGGCGACAAAAGAACGTCAGTTACATCAAGTGTCGGCATCTTTATCCCTCACAACGTGCGTGATAGAGCGGCGGTATTCGCCAGTGTCGATTAGCGGCTTATTGCCGGTTCGTCCACGGCGCAGGCGATTGGCGATCGTGGCATCGGCCAGGGGAGTAAAGCCGGTGATTGTGATGTATCGCTTTACCCCATTGGCTGCCACTGTCCCGGCCCGGTCGAGCGATGCCACAGCCCCCTCCCCGTTACCTTCAAGTGCTTTCTGAGCTGCCGCCTTCAGGTGTGGCAGGAAATCAGGCTCAACCGATTTCACACCGGTTTTGAGATGCGGCCGCGGCGGTATGTTCTGCGCCGGCGAACCGTTCTCATTGATGTAGCCGATCGCTGCATTGCCGATATCGCCATCATCACGCTCGTCATTCGATTCAGGGATGCCCACCAAAACATCCTTGTTAGCGAGGGTTTTAAGAGCGTCCAGAATGCCTTGAGCGGCGTCAGTACGAATGGTCAGGCCTGATTTCATAACTGAACTCCGCCATATCCGAAGAACTGCAGCAGCTGCCAGAACTCAGCGCCGTAACGAGAAAAGTTCCAGAAACCAGCGTCAGCATTGAGCGTTGAGCTGTTGTCGTAGCTTACGCTCACCTTATCCACTGACTTGGACGCAACAACACCACTGGTCGACCCGCCCGCGCCACCGAGCGCGCCAGCCGCCGTATCAGATGCGTAGATCGCCATGTAATGCGCGACGAACAGCTCCGCGAGATAGGGGAACATATCCCCCATAGCTGAGCCATCAATCAGTGTGTCGGCAAGGTTGAGGCGAAACTGGATAACCGGTTCTGGATACTTCGTGGCGTCACTGAACTGCGGGAAGTCGCGGCGGAAATCACTTACCGTCGGAAGATTTTTGTTTCTTGCCATCATCACCACCTTCACCTGCCGGTTCAGTCACGGGCGCCTGCAGGGCTGCCAGCTGTGCGGTCAGGTCGGTAATGGCCTTGTCCTTCTCCACTACCGATTGTTGCAGCTCGCCATGCGCCTTTTCTTTCTCTGCCAGCTGTGCGGTCAGGCTGTCGATTTGCGCCTGCAGCTCTTTAGTGTCCGCACCGGCCTTTACCTTGCCGGTCACATCAGAGTGCGCGGCGACAAACCAGTGATCGGCGACTTTGTCCTCGACTGTGTGCTCGCCGGCCGGGAAATGCTGGCTGGTGCCATCTTCAGCGGTGAAGTTAAACGGGGTGTGGACGCGAATTGTCTTCTTAGCCATTTGTTGCTCCTGTTGGCCCCTTTCGGGGCCGGATGGGTTAGATGCCGTCCAGATACGCCATGGTTTCCGGGTACGGGGACTCAACAGCGCCCAGCTTGCCGTAATAGGTTGTCAGCTGGTAAATGCCGCGGTACTGCACCGGCACGCTCAGCAGCGGAACCATAGGGAAGCGAACAAACTTCTTATCGTTGGTGTAGGCCATCATGCGGTCAGTGCCACCAACGCCTGCTCCTTTCAGCCACTTCACCGCGCGGATATTCAGAGGCACGCCGTTCTGATGGAAGGCGATGGTGTTTTCGCGCAGGTAGGTCAGTAATGACTGGTTGCCGGCTGACGAAACGATGATGCTGGACAGCAGAGCGAACTGCTCAGGCGGAAGCAGCAGGTCACGTGGAACAATGGTGTAACCGGATGCAGCCCAGGCATTCGAGAGCAGCAGGTTGATTGACGCCCGGATTTCGTCAGGCGTTGATGTTGCCCACGTTTTCGGCGCGTTGGTTACTGCCGCACCGTTGTAGTTGAGGAGCCCTTTCACGCCCAACTGAGTGTCACCGCGATAAACCTGCTCGTCGGTGTCCATGTTCCACTTCAGCTGCATCGCATCGAATTTCTGGGTGTCGATCGGGCGACCGACTTTGGCAGCGGCTGCCAGTTCGACAACGGTCCAGCCCAGCTCCATGCCCCACAGGGTCAGCGGGAAGCCGGTTTTTGCGATGTCGACGTTCGGGCCGGCAATGGCGGTGGAGTCTTTGCCGATCCAGTTTTTGCCGTTCGGATTCGGCGTACCTGCAGCGGCAAAGGTTGAGTTGGTGAAAGAACTGATGTCATCAGCAATAGACACGTCTTCGCGCAACTGAATATCGCGCGACCACGTGTAGCCGACCAGCGGCATATTCAGTTCCTGATCGAGGCGCTCAAGCTCGCCAACCAGGAAAGCGCCAGTACCGTCAACGGTGGCTTGGTCAAAAGTTAACATATTTAGCGTTTCCCTTAGATGTTGTATGCGATTTCAGCGTTGCCATCAGCATCGCCTGCGCCAGTGAAAGTAGCGTTTGGCAGCACTACGGTTTCGTCAGTAACAGCCGCACCGAGGATTGCGCCCAATGGGCTCGCATCGGTCGGGTTAGCGTTACGCACGTAAACCGGCGCGCCTTTGGTCAGATTCACCGCGGTGCTGCCGATGTTCACGGTCATGTATCCGCGCTTCATCACGTCACCGGTGAAGTTCTTACCGGTGCCAACCTGACGAACCATGTCGGGCGTTGAAGTGGTCGGGTACGGGCGCACATACAGGCCGGTAATCACTGTGGCCGCGTCATCTGCTGCCAGAGGGATAAACTTGCCGTCTGCGCTGTCTTTACCCGCCAGGCCGTAAGCGCTGAAGGTATTGGCGGAATTAAGAATCACCGGCTCGGTGGTCAAATCCTGAGGGCGTGAGATAGCCCCGGCGATGCCTACTGGCATCCGGTACAGTAATGAAGGCATTGGTTATCCCTTATTTATTCCAGTGGGCGGCGAATGCCTTGTTCAGGGCAGCCGGAGAGTTTTTGTTGGATGAATCGTAAAACGAGGCGCGAGAGGTGGTTACCGGGGCAGTGTTGCGCGACTTAGCGATTTCACTTGCCGACACGAAAACGGCATCCAGCGTTGCTTTTGGCATTTTGCTGAAATCCGGAGAAGCACCAACCAGCGGGGTAAGAAGCGCCTGACCTTCTGGGGTTTTGAATGCCGCATCCATGGTGGAACGCTTAAACGCAGCCAGCTTGCCCCCTTCTGGCAACTTCACGCCCGGGAGGATGAGTTCAGCGCGAGCCACCACACCCTGATGATAAGCAGCATCAGTGGTTGATTTGCGTTTCTCATCCTCTTCATCCGGATCGTCGCTGTCAGCGGTCGATACAGAGGATGGATTGATCAGCTGCTGAACCAGCAGCGCCAGAGCATCAACTTTCTTCTCCAGTTCGCCAGTGCTCATAGCGCCGCCGGCTTCACCTTCTTCATCGGTGGTCAGGCCGCCAAGTTCACGCTCTGGTGGCAAAGGCTGAGCGGGGTTAATGGTGATGTTAACTGCCCGCGCCAGATCAAGGTTTGGCTCGACCAGTTCTGATGGCGCATTGTCCACCAAATCAGCCAGGCTATCGGCATCCTTGGTTTTAATGGCCCGCTTCAGCTGGCTAAACCAGCCCTGATTTTTGGTAATCATGAATGTGCTATCTCCAATTGAACAGCGAATGCCTGCGCGACCATTGGGTACGCTCGCACAGTGGTTACCGATGATTGTGTGTTGGCGGGCCTGACCGGGTGCCTGCTGCTCATATTCAGCGTCATAGCCCATAGATATTTGGTCCTGACCATCCATCACCTTCTGAATGCCTTCAGCAGTCTTGATGTGAATGTCGCCCAGCATCAGATCTGACTGGTCGCCGGTGCCGCGCCGGACGTTCTGAATATGTCCGTGGGCATAATCCTTCCAGTTCGCAGGATTGACCATGTCCTTAGGGTGACCCAGCGTGAAGGCCATTCCTTCAAACGATGCGAGCGTTTCCGGCCGGAATACCTCGTCAGCATCGCGTGTGACGACAATCTCGCCATCGTCATCACCGATAATGCCAGGTAACTCGCTTTCGTCATAAACCTGCGCGCCGGTGCGGGCGATCGGTACGTCTTTGCACAGCAGAGAGCCATCGGCCATCTCAAAGCGAGTGTTGCCGAGGCGGGTGGTGTAGAAATATTGCATCGTTAATCCTCGGGAACGACGACTTCGCAGTAGCAGCGGCAGTTAGGAAACTGTCCAGCATGGCCGGTCATGCCATCCAGCGTGGGCGGCTTTGCCCAGTCGACATACTGGCCTTCCATTTTCCTGTGAGAGTGGCGAACGTCGCTGTCATCGGCAGTGCGCCAGATATAGCCGCGCGAGCCGATTGCAGTTGAGCGCGCCTGAGTGATTGCGGTTGATGCCCGGCCAACTTCAGTGCGGGCAATAGTGCGCGCCCTTGCCTCAGTCACGTCTCCAGTACGCATGATTTCGTCAGTGAGCGTGCTGGAGCGCTTGCCGGATACCACCGCTTCAATCGCCTGATTGTGAATGTCGTAAACGCGATCGGCAGCCTGCAGTGGGAGCGATTTGAACAGCTTTACCTGCTCGTCGATGATGCTACGGGTTACCGCGCCGGTGCCGGAATCCATGAGGTCGCGAAGGCCGGCAGATATACGCTCTGACCGGTCACGCCACATGACGTCATCCGAAATAACCAGCGTGTCGATGAGTCGCTTCGATACTGCTTCAGACCATGGTTCTATCAGGTCGGCATAACGCTCCAGCCTGTCGATGATGTCCGTAACGCTATCGTTTGAACCATCGTACGAACCCTCGACTATCGCGCCCACCGCCTGCGCTATCTGTCGTAGCTGTGTTCCCAGTTGCCTCTCGGCGCGCTTCAGGTTCGGTGGCTTCGACGTTATCGAGGTCTTTCTCTGTCGGCGGCGGGAGGTCACTGGCATTGTCGATATCCTCGTCGCTGATGGTTGAGCCGATGCCGGTAATGCGGGAGGTTTCCTGCAGGTGAAGCGCGCCGGCTTTCTCTGTCATCAGGCCCGCATCTACAGCCTGAACGGTGGCAGCCACAACCTTAGTCGCGGTGTCAGCTCGTTCGCTGTCTGGCGTCTGCCACAGCTCGTTAAATTCGAATGAGAAGTCATCCGGAAGCGGCTTGGCAAACAGGCTCATGTGGAGAACTTCAAACAGTTTGCGCACCGGGCGACGCAGCTTGCGCTCCTGCTTGGTGGAAACGTTGTCGTAATAATTGGCGAGGTCAGTGTCACCTGTTGAGAAACCAGCAGGTGATTGGCCGAACAGGCGCACCAGTGGTATACCGAACGCGCCAGATACCTGTTGCCCGAACTGCGCCAGCACATCACTGAGCCCGGCATACGAGTAGGTGTGCGCCTCGAAACTATCTTCAGCATCCATAATCGTCATGCCTTCGTTGCTCTGGTACTGGCGGATCATGTCCATGTGCGACATCAGGCCCTTATATGCCGGATTGTCTTTACCCATTGCCAGTAAAGCGCGTAGCCCTTTAATGCTGTAGGTGCGCAGGTGCGCTTTGTAGACAAGTTGAGCAACGCCTGTGGTGGTGCTGTCGAACGCAAGGAGGCGGTCGAAACACCGCTCGATGATCGACATCCCCCAGTCGTTTTCCGTCAGGCGCTGCTGGTATGGGAGCGGCACTCCATCGAAGCGAATCAGCCTGGAGTGATGAATGCGCCACGGCGGGATGCCGGTTGCTGACGTTACGACGCGGTAAAACTCTGGCATGCCGAAGTCTGGCCCCAGTTCAGTCACGCGGCGCTCAGTGGTGGCGTTGAGCATCCACCGGTCCATAACCATGATGCCTTTGAAGGCGCCCTTCTCTATGGTCTCGATGCGCAGCGGTGTTGAGTAGTTCTGACCGTCAATCAGGATGACGCCCACAGCGCCGCCGTAGAGGTTTGCCCACTTCAACGTATCGTTGAGATGTTCCCAGATGCCCAGCTCATCCCATGCGTTATCGAGCTGCTTTTTCACCCCATCATCAAGCTTTGAAGTGATTGTTACGCCCTTACGGGTCATGTCATCCGGGATTGCATCAATACCAGCGCCCACCAACCAGGAAGACCGGTAGGCCTGCTCAATCAGCAGTCGGTTGCGCGACGTCCAGTTATTGCGGTAGGTGCCGGCGCCGGACTGGTTTGATTCATTGACGCCCATCCGGGCAATAAAGTTTTCGTAGCTGTCACGCGTCGGTACAGGCTGCGACACGTTTTGTGTTTCGGACATGTTCAGCCTCTGCCAAGTTGCGCCCAAGTGCCAAGGCTGTCAGAGCTGGTGATGTAACCGTCCAGCCCGTAGCGTATGGCGTCTATGCAGTGGTTATGTGCGTCGACAATGACCGGGAGAATCTCGTTGGTCTTTTTGTCGACTTTGTAGGAGTAGAGTCGGAATTCGTCGGCAGTGTGCTTGCAGCGCTCGTGGATAATGATTTCCTCAAACCCTTTCAGGTAGGTGATGCCATCTTCCACGCTGCCCTTCCACTTGGCGGCGGCATCAATGCTGAAGCCCTGCCGGCCAATGTGGCTGATTGTCTCAGGTCGCGCGTTATCGGCCTTAATCGGCCAGCGGCGCACCTCGGGGATCGAGTCGTAAAACTGCGCCATTTCATCCAGTTCAACGCCGACGCCGTAAGCCTCATATTCGATATAGAGCCGGGTGCCGAGCATGAACATGCGGATCAGCGTGCTGGGGTCATTGGCGAAACCGAAGTCAGCGCCAAAGAACAGACGATCGGCTTGTTGCCACAGGTCATCAGGGAACGCCTCAACCTTATAGCGACGCTTGAAAATGACGGCTTCTGAAATAGATTTCGGCTTACCAAGCCAGACGTGCTCATACGCCTCGTAATCAACCCGCTTGCAATACTCCATCTCCTTGCGGAGTGTTTCTGGTAAATACGGGTTGTCGTAGTAGTTCACCTCAACCGTGACGCTGTCATCCGGAGGGTTTAACACGAATCGCTGGTATGTCGGGTCGGTCTCTTCGCCTGGGTTGAATGAAACCCATATTTCCGACCCCTCCTTACGAATGGTCGGGATCAGGATGTCCCACGAATCCGCAGAGACAGACTGAGCTTCCTCTACCCAGCAGATATCTACACCTTCGGTAGATTTGATGCCCAGCGGGTCGAAGCGCAGCCCCTTAAAAAGAAACTCACTGCCGCATGCGCTGGTAATAGATTCATTGGTAATTCGGAACCACGGATTCAGCCCGAGCATCTCAATCTGATCTTTCAGCAGCTTATGCACTGAATCCTTGATCGAGTTTTGCACCTCGCGGGTACAGAGAACGCGAAGCTTTTGTGATGCGGCCATGATGACCAGAGCGCGGGCCATTCCCCATGACTTAGCGCCACCACGGCCGCCGTGGAATGTTTTGTAGCGCTTTGGCTTAAACAGCGGTTTGAATTTAGGCGCGAAGCTAAGTTTCTTCTCCGCTGTCGTCATCATCCGCTCCGAAGCTAACAACGAACGTAGGCGCAGCCAGTGGCAACCCATTAGGGCCGACCAGTTCGTTTTTAACGTTGTCTTTGAATGCCTGGACGGTGACATGCTTGCCAAGCAGTTCGAGGTTCTTGACCTTGTCAGGCCATTTGATTTTTTTCAGCAGTCCGGCGGCGTCCCCAGCCATCTCGGTGACGTCCATTCCTGACAGTGTGGTCCGCCAGACTTTAGGCCACTGAGCGATCGGTTTTAGTTCGCCATTAGCGAGCAGAATGTCGAGCACATCCATTTCGTCGATTTCTATGAGCCGCCTCAATACATAAGCAGCGTCAACATTAACCTTCTCGTTGCGCTCGGCTTTAAGTTCGGCGATTCTGTTTTGGATGTCAGGTTTAGTTAGGTTCTCGCAACCGGATGCGCGGGCAGTCTTTTCGCTGTACCCCGCCCGAATGGCCGCTTGCGTGGCGTTCAAATCGATGAGGTACTCGCGACAGAACATTTCTTGTTTGTCGGTGAGTGCCATGTTTTACCTTTGGGGATTGTTATGTCAGATATGCCAATAAATTTTGACTTCAACCACTATGAATTTTTGACTCAGCATACCGGCCAATGGGAAAAAATCACCGCACTGGTTCATTCACAAGATGATATTGGTGTTTTTTTAAGAGTGCATTTACTAATCGAGCAAGCTATAGAGGCTTGGTGCATATGTGCATCAAAAAACTCATCATTTTTTGACGGCTTTGGTGAAAACGTAAATATGGATTTTGCAGCAAAAGCACAGCTCGCAAAAAACTTTGGGCTTAGCGAGCCAGTAACTAAGTTTGTAAAAAAATTGAATCGCTTCCGGAATAAGCGCTCTCACCAGATTGAACATCACAGCATTGAGCAAAGTGAAATTGATTCGCTGACTTCTTTAATACGAGCAGAATATCCAGATGGTTTATTCCCTATCGATCAGTTCGCTTTAGAAGTAGTCGGAAGCCGTGTTGTCCAATTCAATGACCCGCAGGCCACCCTGAGAGATAAACTCATAATGTTGTATGGCATGCTGGCAATGAGGATGAGCTACGAAGCAAATATTAAGCGTCAGGCTCAGAATAGTTAATATTCATCGGAGACATACTTCAATAACACCTGTGGAAATCAGTTTAGGCACTGTTCTTTGAGGTACTGCTGCAGCCCAGCTATTTGCTTTCCGGCGAGCTCGATTCTGCTTCTGAGGGTGAAATAATCCCGTTCAGCGGAGTCAGTAAGTCCGGGGCTGGCTGCATCATCCATGCCGGGGGAGGAGGAGGATTGCTTCGTACAGGTCGCGTTGAGCTGCAGCCGGCGCTTGCCAGAAGCAACATCACGCTGAAGCTGATCGATAGTTGCCTGAGCACTGGCTAACTCCTTTGTGTATTTCTCATCAAGCGCGGCAACTGCACGCTGACGCACAGTCATATCGTCAATGGTCGCATTGGCCAGTTTAAGATCGCTTGTCGCCTTGTCGCGCTGGGCCTTATAGTCGATGGCATTGCCACGGTAATGGCTTGCAAGTAATCCGGCTCCTGCCAGCAGCAGCACAAACACCGCGATGATGATCAGGAGTACCCGTGTCATTTATCCAGCCCCCAGCACGTCAGTTCTGATTCCTGGTCCCGGCGCTCGACCTGCCCAAAGCAGTTATTCGAACGGATGCGGCAATCTCTGCCACCGTCAAATATCCAGCGCTTTATCTCAGCACACGCGCCCTTTCGGTCACCGGCGTTAAGTTTGCTGTAGAAGGTTGAAGGCAGGCATTTTCCGGGGCCGATATTCCACGGGCAGAAAGAAGCGATGCCAACCTTTTGCGGCTCAGTCAGCGGGACGTGAACGTTCCTGTCTACCCATGCCAGCGCTTTAGCCTGCTCCGCTTTATCGATGGCCCGGCACTGCTCCGCTGTCAGCTTCATGCCCTTAACTACAGGCCTGCCGTTAACGCGGGTTACACCACCGCAGATAGTCCATACACCGCCAGCATCCTGATATGCCGTCAGGCTGCTGCCCTCTTTCTCCTTCTGGAATTGCTCCATCAGAGTAGGCGCAGAAGCGCCGGCAGCAATCAGCGTCAGCATGGCGGCACTGAGCCTGGTTTTAACCTGACGGGATAGCGCCATTGCTATTCCTTAACCGAGTCGAGAACTTTGTTAATGCCCTGGATGACTTCTGGTGATTTCTGCACAGCAGGTGAATCTTTTGACCCGTTGAGGTAATCGAGTACCGCCTGCGCGCGAACGCGGTCCAGCTCAAGTCGCTCCTGCTCGCTGCGCATGTTTTGCTCAATTTCTTTGCGCTTTAACTTCTCAGTGCGGCGCTTATCCAGATACCCAAAGATGGCTATCACTAAACCTGCCAGAGCGGTGATCATGTACACCCTGTCGAGTGTCACGACACCGGCAAGGCTCGAAAGAGTTGCCATCCAGGTGCCCCCGCTGATTGCAGTGTCTGCGTGTTGATTCATGCGAAACATTTCCACCCCCGGAGCGGGGACTTGGCCAATTAGGAATTGTCTACTTTCTGAACTGGGCAAGTCCGGTTAGCTTTTAAGTTGTCGAGACGTAAAAGCATGATTGCCGCTGGGTAGCCAATGAGAATGAATCCGCCGAAGTGCGGATTTTTTTGTGCAGAAAAGTCGCCCGCTGCCACACAGGGAAATCCATAAGGTCACGTCGATTGGCAGGGGCGAAAACGAAAAAACCCAGCTCTATGGCTGGGCTTTGGAATATGGTTATTTTTGGTAGCCCCTGCTGGATTTGAACCAGCGACCTGCCAATTATGAGTCGGACGCTCTTACCGCTGAGCTAAAGGGCCATATGTTTGGTGCAGAATTCAGGCATTAAAAAAGCCCTCGCAGCTGGTGAGACTGCAGGGCTTTTTGATTATCACAGAGTGATGGAACTTGCGGTGCCGCCGAGCTTAGAAGTCACTAACGGCACTCTATATGCGCATATTGGCTCATTGGCTCAATACTGTCAATACCAACTATGCGACTTTTCTAATTTTTCCAACCTGTTTACGTTCGTTAAATGCTTTTAGCAGCGGATCGTGAATGAGAAAAAGGCTTGCTTTAAGAATCTCATCCACTTCACGGCGGCAGGTGATCATGGACGGCCGGCGCAAACTTTCTCCACCCCTCCCTGACATTTTGCGCGGACTTGCGACCTTGTGATAGTAAGATGCAATTGCACGCTTGGAAGAGCCGTGTGCGTAATAGCTAAGCAGGATGCCCAGCGCTTTTTTATCGATAATCATGACGGAGTCCACGACCTGAGAAATCAAGAGTCCGTCATCATCGTTGCACATTGGCCGGTATGGATATGGCTGCGGCTCAACGGTAGCCATATATTGCGCTATGACACTGCTCTGACGCTTCTCCAGCCTTCCGCTGTAAATCCATGAGCCCCACAACTCCAGCCAGCCATTTAGCCAATCGTGTTGCTCTTTGGTGAGATTAAGCTCGCGTACTGGCATGTTTTCCCCCTCTCAGTTTCAGTTCCAGTCTGATGATCCGGTAATTTATTTCCGCCATGCCGCGCATCTTCATAATGCGTAGCCTGAGCCACTTCTCTCTGAGGTATTGGGTCATGCGAACCACCAATTCATGATGCGCTGGCTCAGTGGCAGTCGGCGCTGAGGTTGATACTGGATGCGCTCTATCTTGGCGTTGATTTCGTTGAGACGATGCTGAAGATGCTTTCTGCTGTGCAGGTACATAGCCAGCCGGTAGTGATCGATTGGTTTCATGCTGCCTCTCTTTGCTTATTCAGTTCGCGCAGAGCCGCCCTGTAACGCGCACGTATGCCGTCCAGTTCTTCTCTGGTGTATCGGTGAGGTGTGTTGTTGGATTCGAGCGCCAGAACGCGCTGAAGGCCGATTTTGGTGATTAGGTTGATGCGGTATGGGCCGATGTTGCCGGATTGATGCGTATTGCACGCCGAACACTGTGAATGAACATTGTCCTCGTTGAACCGAAGCTGTGATGCCGCCGCCGTTGTCCTGAAATGCCCGGCGTGGTAGCTGACCGCCGTTGTGCTGCCGCAGCTGATGCAAATATCCCCGTCCCGCGCCCTGATATAGTCGTTAAACGCGCGCTGGGTCATGTTTATCCAGTGGCTTAACGGCTTCACATCTGCCTTGCGTTTGCTCCATGCCGCGCGCTGCTCTTTCTCCAGGCGCTTTTGCTTGCGCTCGGATAGCTGGTTAGCGAGTTGGATGGCACATTTGGGGGAACAGACTGTTTGCAGGGAATTACGGGGGATGAACGTCTCAGGACAGCATTTGCATTTTTTCGGCTTAGTCGGCTTCGGCTTGATGCCTTTAGCCATACGCCAGTTCCTTCCGTTGCTCATCTTCGTGTTGGAAGTCGTCGCCGTCGATTGGCATTAGCCAGTGGGCCGGGCATAGGGAGTAGTCATCCAGAACCTTCCCGTTCCTCAGTGTCACGAAAATCCTTTCGTTATGTATTAACCAGCGCCCTTTTCCTGCATTTCGCATCCTAAATCCTGTTGGGAGCTCTATCGATTCTTCGGCGCTTACGTATCGCAAGGTGTCAACCTGAAGCCCTAAAAGCTCTGTTGGCCCGGCAATAAAAATTGCGATGCCACCTGCTTTTAACTCAGCCATCATCTTCTCCTGTCATGTCGAAGTTCGGATCGGCGCTTGCCAGACTGTCGGCGCAGCTTGTGCAGCAATACGTCTCGGCCGGCGCCAGCAATGCCGCACAGAAAACGCACGCCAAAGCAGACAGCTCGCCAGCGCCAGTAGGCTGATTTGATTGCCCAATGTCGTTCCCATTCTTCATAGCGGTAGTCCTGTTCACATTCTTCACATGAGACGCCGTACCAGTGTTTATCTTCACTGGTGAGGATGGTGTGGCAGCGGTGACAGCGTTCAAGAGGCATTTTCTCGCCCCTTTTTCATCAGGTAGCACTCCATGGCGGCGCGGAGTGGATTGCTGTGTGCAGCCATGGCATGCCTGTTGAAAATCGCTGCCCACTCGTCGCGGCTTTGATGGCAGGTCAGACTGATGTTCTCATTTTCAATAATCGGCCCGGCATCAGCCCATGAGTTGCAGGGGTCGAAACCACCAATCCTGCGAGGGCCCTTGCATATGACTGCGGAGAAGGGGGAATCTTGAAGACCTTTCCAGCCATTAGCCTCGTCTAACGGTTTATGTCCTGTGGCTTTTGCTACTTCGATGTTAATTTCGAAGTCTGTCATTTCGCTAAATGAAGATGCCATCATACTTCCCTCCAGTTTCTTCCTGACAGAATCATGCTAATTGTTGATCTAGATACACCAAAGTCTTTTGCCAGCGCAGCAGAGCCGTTCTTTTTGCATCGACACGCATATCTAGACTTTATTTCTGCAACCTGATCTTCACTAAGCTTTGATCTGTTTTTATTCCCAAAAAGCCTGGCGGCTCTTCCTTTTATTTTTTTATCGGCGTTGTTTTGGGCCTGAGTTCCCAGCACTAGATGATCCGGATTTACGCATGGAGGGTTGTCGCATGTATGCATTACAACAAGCCCTTCTATTGATTCCAGCTCAATGCCATGAAAAGTGCAGTAACTAATGCGGTGAGCGAGACGGTTCTTACCTTTATGAAGTTTTCTTCCGTACCCTCCAGCACCTTTAGCGCCTGGAAAAATAATGCAGTTACCTTTTGAATAATTCATCATCTGCTCCATAAAGTGTTCTGATACTGCTTGCTCGGTCGCGGCTCGTAGCGACTTTCGGGCAGCAATGCGCTGACCGTCCAGAACCGCGGGTCAAATGCCAGTGTCTTTTTTTGCTTCAACCTGTCGGGCGGCGTATCGGGCGAGGAGTTCATCTGCGGTTTTGGTGTCGAGGGGCTCGGGGTGAATGAACCAGGTGTTTTTCAACGTTGCCTCCCGGGTGGCGCTGAATTCCATGCCTGCATGGTATTGGCGTTAACTTCCATCATCTCGCCCTCGCATTCATGTTCCTGCAGGAGTCAATGCTACAGCCCATTCGCTGGCTGATGATGTTCCAGGTCAGCCCCTGCTGGCGCAGCTTCGCCACTTTGTTGCACTACTGCTGTGATGGGTGTTCGTATCTGCCTTTGCTCATGCTGCGCACCTGTAGTCAGTGATTACGGCTCCCGGCATGCCGGTGGTGAACATAGGATTGCGGTCTGGATTTTCTGGCGTCACTTCCATCAGTCCGTCAAAGCGCTGGTATACGCAGTGAGGTTTCTGATAGACGTGAGCAAGCCACGCAGCTTCTTCGATGGCTGCGCCAATATCGGTAAAGGGTGTCATTGGTTTCCTCAGAAGTAGGAATAGAGCTGGTTGATGATGTTCTGGTCTTTGGTGCCGCCAAATACATGCTTCAGGGCTGCGTTGATGAGCGACGAATAGCAGCGCTCAAACTCCTCCTGTTCCATGCTGGCGTATGCCAGGCTCTTTGCTTCGGCCCTGACTTCCCCGCGGATGTTCGTCACCATGTCGTAATGTCCGGCCAGAATGGTCAGGTCTTTGCGAAAGCGGTTGAACTGTGTCGCTTCGTCAGCGTGTTCAAGCCCGGCCCGGTCAGCGGCCCAGTGCTGGAAACAGAAGTTGAAGAAAGCGAAAACCTTGCGGTGGAAGGCGGGATTGCGGGTCAGTTTGATTTCGGCGGTGTACTGCTCGCCATTCTTAAATCTGGTCAGGCGCTGTACGTCGGAATCAAGCGCTGGGGTGAAAATCCCCCCTGCTGATTTGATCAGCTCGATTTGCATGGCTGGCCTCAATCATCTTCTGCACCAGTGCCAAAGCCTCATCGGTGATGCGCTTCTGCTCTGGTGACTGGTCGGTGTCGTTGTATTGATCGATGGTTTCGAAAAGAGTACGGAGTGGATCGCGGCGGATTGGGATGACATTATTCATTAATCAACCCCTCCGGCAGCTAAGCCGCCGAAAATTAATGAGACCGTTGCGGTCACTATCAGGACAGCAACTTTCTTTCCCTGCGTATCTGCATGCCAGTTAAGGTAAGCCATTCCACCTAAAAGTATTCCGTATAGAAAGCTCATGATTCCTCCCGCTTGCTGCTTAACGCTGCCTGCCATGTCTGCCAATGGCCCTGCACGATGTCGCAAATGTAGCTGTCGCCTACATTTCCTGAGCCTGGCTCAATGTGTCCATGCGGGAAACGGTCTAAATCTGTTTTCTCGCCACCACGCTTTAACCAACTTGCCTCAAACTTCTGCCGCTCCAGCTCATCGCCGTTGGTTTGGGTTGTCATGCTCCCCACCCCCTGTAAGTTCGCTTTCCTGTTGGACGATTTTCCGCTTTAACGTACAGCCACGCATCGATAAGGTTGTCATAGACATCCACGTTCAGGGTGAAGTTAAGATTGAATCCACCGT